ACAACCAGTACAACCAGTACAACCAACAGCACAAGCACCTACTGCACCAGTTAGCGAAGTGGCCTATACATTTGACCAGTTGACTAAGGCTGCTATAGGACTAGTTCAGTCAGGTAAGATTAAGTCTACAGACTTAACGCCAGTGTTAGTTAATGGATTTGGTGTAAATCAGATGAGTGATTTGAAGCCTGAGCAGTACAACGACTTTGCTGCAAAGCTAAAAGAACTTGGTGGGGTGATCTAATGCCAGAAGAACACGCAAAATTAAGTGCTAGTGGGTCTAATAGATGGATAAACTGTCCCGGCTCTATAGTGCTTGAAAGAAGTTTTGAAGAAAAAGAGTCAGAATACGCAGAAGAAGGCAGACTGGCCCACTCAGTGGCAGAGTTAAAGTTGACTAAGTACTTTAAAAAAGGGATAGGCCCTAAGAAATTTAAGGCCCAGATGGACGAGTTTAAGAAGTCACCATACTGGAATAAATCAATGGATGATTATACAGATGACTATTTTGAATTCGTAAAAGAAAAGGCCTTATCTTATCCAGACAGGCCGTTTGTAGATGTAGAGTTAAGGGTGGACTACTCAAATGTAGCACCTGAAGGATTCGGCACTTGCGACTGTGTGATGTTACACGGTAATGAGTTATCCATTATAGATTTAAAGTATGGTACAGGCGTGAAAGTGGATGCCAAGGATAATTCACAACTAATGTTATACGCACTAGGTGTGTATAATATGTTTTCTGTGATATATGATATTAAGACAATTCACTTGTCTATAGTGCAGCCTAGATTAGGTCACTTTGATACACACACAATTGGAATAGATGAACTACTGGCCTTTGGTGAGAAGATAAAGCCGATAGCCTTAGAAGCGTTTAACGACTCAGACAAACTAGCTGTAGGCGATCATTGTGGGTTTTGTAAGGCTAAGTCAAAGTGTAGGACTAGGGCAGAAGCAATGTTTAAGCCTATAGAAGATCACATCCTACCTATTATGGGGGATAGCCCAGGTAACCTACTAACTAGTGAGGAGATAGGAGAGCTGCTAACCAAAATAGACGGTGTGGCTGATTGGATTAAGAAGCTTGAGGCAGAAGCCCTAGCAGAGGCCCTAGCCGGTAATACAGTAACGGGTTATAAGCTAGTAGAGGGTAGGAGTAATAGAAAGATTACTGATGAAGCCTTGGCAGTAAGTAAGCTAGTATCCGCTGGATATGAAGAGCCACTACTATATGAAAGAAAGTTACTATCTATGACTAACTTGGAAAAGTTAGTCGGTAAAAAGGACTTTGCGAGTATTTTAGATGGTGTGATAGAAAAGCCACCAGGTAAGCCAACACTTGTTAAGGCTAGTGATAAAAGAAAAGAATACGTCTTAAATGACGCAAAAAGTATGTTTAATAATTTAGATAAAGAAAAGGAGAATTAATTATGGCACAGCAGATAACAACAACAGAGGTAAGACTAAGCTACGTAAATGTATTCGTAGCAAGAGAGGACCAGAGCGGTAGATTAAAATACGGGGTAACTTGTCTGTTACCTAAGACAGATGTAAATGGATATAACATGTTAATGCAGGCTATCCAGGCAGAAGCACAGGCAGAGGCTAATGGAAAGCTAAAGGGTGTATCAATTCAGCACGTAAAACATCCAATCCATGATGGTGATGGGGTTACTCAAAATGGTACACCATTCGGAGACGAGTGCAAAGGCCACTGGGTGTTTACCGCATCTTGTAGTGAAGATAGACCACCTTCAGTGGTAGACCAGAGAGTGCAGCCAATACTAGATAAGTCGCAGGTGTATAGTGGTTGTTATGGTCATGTAGCCTTATCCATATATGCATATGACAACCAGTCGAAAGGGATAGGCTTTGGACTTAACGGTATTCAGAAGACAAGAGATGGTGAGGCACTAGGATTTAGTTTTAACGCACAGGATGCATTTACAGCTGTAGCTATGCCAGCAGTAGATCCTATTACAGGACAGCCAGTATAATACATGAACTTAATAGAGGGGTTTTTACCCCTCTTTATTTTACCGATATAGGGGGTTAAAAATATGGAATTTGAAGTTTTTATAGATGCATTAAACAAAATAGTAGATAAGGCTAAGGAAAGAGATGTTGAAATAGACGAAGTTGATATCCTGGCAGACAACTACTATAACAGTATTCAGTTTTCATCAAAGGGGATTATCGTGGCTGACTTAGACCTTACTGAAAGTGGACCATATAACTTCTATGGAGTTTTGAGGGATTAGCTATGAAGCACTTAAATATAGATATAGAAACCTATTCAGAGATAGATATCACCAGTAGCGGGGCTTATAAATATGTAGAAGACCCAGCATTTGAGGTCCTTATGTTTGCATACTCAATAGACTTTGGAGAAGTTCAAATAGTTGACCTAATGCAGGGTGAGGTCCTACCTGATGAAATAATTAAGGCTATGGCAGATGATGAAGTAATCAAGCATGCCTATAATGCTTCATTTGAGTATAACGCACTTTTAGCAGCCGGATATGATGTAGGTACTAGGTGTGGTTGGCGTTGTTCAATGTTTCATGCTATGTATCTAGGCTATCCAGGGGGACTGGCCAAGACAGGCAATGCCATAGGATTACCACAGGATAGGAAAAAAGATTCAGCAGGTAAGGCGCTTATTAATTACTTCTCTAAGCCTTGTAAGCCAACTAAGGTTAATGGGGGTAGGCTTAGAAACCTACCCCACCACGATCTAGACAAGTGGGAGATGTTTAAAGACTACTGTAAGCAGGACGTTGTGGCCGAGATGGAAATATATAAGAGATTATCTATATTTCCAGTACCTGATATTGAACAAAGGCTGTGGGAGTTATCTGACTCAATGAATGCCCTGGGGGTTAAGGTGGATGTAGACCTGGTAAATAGCGCACTGGCTATTGATGATGAATCATCTGACAGACTCATTAAAAGGGCCAAGGAAGTAACTGGGATAGATAATCCTAAGTCAACTAGTCAAGTACTAAATTGGCTACAGGAAAGGGTAGATGGGGTTGAAAACACCAACAAAGAAACAGTAGCAAGTCTTCTATCAAGAGATGATATACCTGGAGATGTTAGAGAATTTCTTAAGATTAGGCAAGAACTAGCCAAGGCCTCTATAAGCAAGTATAAGGCCATGGATGCATGTAGGGGTAGTGGTGACAGAGTAAGGGGGCTGCTACAGGTGTATGGAGCTAACAGGACTGGTAGATGGGCAGGAAGATTAGTCCAGGTACAGAACCTGCCTAGAAACTACTTAGACAATCTAGAGACCATTAGAGATGTTATTAAGACTAAGAATCTTGACTTACTACAGCTTGTATGTGGGAATGCTTCTGACACCCTATCACAGCTTATCAGGACGGCTTTTATACCAACTGAAGGTAATAAATTTGTAGTGGCTGACTATTCAGCCATAGAGGCAAGAGTAGTTGCCTGGCTAGCTGGTGAAGAGTGGGTCAACAAGGTATTTGCTACCCACGGAAAGATATACGAAGCTACAGCAAGTCAAATGTTTGGAGTACCTTTTGAACTGATTAAAAAGGGTAATCCAGAGTATGAGTTAAGGCAGCGTGGCAAGGTCGCAACACTTGCCCTGGGTTATCAGGGTGGTGTAGGTGCCCTAGTTGCTATGGGTGCTGATAAGATGGGCCTTAGTGAAGATGAAATGACTGAAATAGTTGAAAAGTGGAGAGGGGCAAACCCTAACATAGTTAAGCTATGGCACGGTCTAAATCGGGCTTGTATAAAGGCCCTACAGACAGGAAAAGACCAAGAGATAAGAGGTCTTAGGATTAGGTATGAGTGTGAAGCTATATACGGCCAGTCATTTTTAACTATTCAGCTACCTAGTGGTAGGAAACTATTTTACCCAAAGCCATACATCAAGGATAATCAATTTGATAAGCCAGCAATCCACTTTTTTTCTCAGAAAAACACCAAGTGGTATCCTGAAAGCACCTATGGGGGTAAGCTAACCGAAAACTGCGTACAGGCTATTGCTAGGGACTGCTTGGCAGACCTATTGATTAAATTAGATAGTAGACTTAAAAGTCATCAAGTAGTAATGCACATCCATGATGAGGTTGTGTTAGATGCCGGCCAAGATCTTACACTTGATGAAGTGTGCGAGATAATGGCAGAGCCGGTAGGATGGGCACCAGGATTAGTACTAAAAGGTGCTGGCTTTGAGTCGGAATTTTATATGAAGGATTAGGGGGTTAAGTATGATAAGGAATGAATTAGAAGAACAAATAAGAACAGAGTCACAGGATATGGTCAATAGCCCGGCACATTATAAGCTAGATGGATTAGATATAGAGTCTAAGGACGTTCTAAAATCAGTCTTAGGCACTAAAGGTTATGTTCATTGGGCTTGTGGCAATGCAATGAAATACATCTTTAGGTGGGAAAAGAAAAATGGTCTTGAGGACCTAAAAAAAGCCAGGAAGAATCTTGATTTTGCAATCGAGACTTTGGAAAGTGGGGGTAAATAATATGAGTTATTTAGATTATAGGAAATTGCCAAAGAAGATATACTACACCGCAATAGTCATAGTTGTTTTATGCAGCGTATTCTTAGCTGGAGCCCATATAGGTAGGATTATCCAGAAAGAACAAGATAGCTTATATGTGGGCAAAGTCATTGAGAAAGAACACGTGCCAGAAAAGATAGAAAACGGTGAGAGATTTGACGAAGCATATTACATAGTGGTTGAAGATAATCACGGAGACTATCTTAGGTATAGCGTATCAAAAGATGTTTACCAGCAAATAGGAATAAATGATATGTATAGAAGAAAGTAGGTGGGTTGATGTCAGTACATAAATATCCCTGGACGGATGAAGAAATCAGTATTATAGCGGATAGTATTGAACTACCACCCAGGGCAGTATATCAGAAATACGTTGAGAAGTTTGGCCAGGTAAGGTCATTTAATGCAGTAAAGGTGAAAAGACTAAAACTTATAGATGAATTAGGCGGGGTGGATAAAGGCTTAAAAGAAATTGAACCGGCCAGAAACACAGAGGCTAAACCCAACAAGGTCATATCAAAATACGATATGGCCAGAATTCTCAAAGATGATTTAACAGAGAGGTGGAAAAGAAATGCACAGCTAAAAGACTTCACTGAATTAATTACTGGTAACAGATATAGTGTGAAGTTAGCAGAGGGTAACAGTAGTGAACTTGATTTAACATTCGAGTATATGGATGACTACAACCTATATTTTAGGGCCAATAGTGGTTGCGTTGAGACTTTTCCAAGACATAGAAATTTAGTGGTAATATTTGATAAAAAGTCAAATAGGTTGGTGTGCAAGCCTTTAGTGTTTGCGTCTAATGATAAAGTCTAGAAAAAAAGGGGGGGTAACCTTGTTTATAAATGATAGAAAAATAACCTTGTCGGTGGGGTCAAATAGGTATTCAAAAAACTGGCAGAGACAGACAATGAACTATTCTGACCTTGTTGACAAACTGAAGACCCCTACTAGATCACTTGAGAGTCTAGCCGATTATATGAAGATGAAAAAATCCCAGCAGGATGCATTAAAAGACGTTGGTGGTTTTGTCGGTGGTGTGCTAAAAGGTAACCAAAGGCTTTCACATAATATCGAGTCCAGGGATCTAATTACCCTGGACTTTGATAATATCGCAAGTGGGATGACAGATGATGTTATCAAAAGGGTCCAAATACTAGGATGTAACTATGTTATATACTCAACTAGAAAGCATGCTAGCTATAAGCCCAGGCTTAGGATAATCATTCCTACAGATAGGACAATTACAGTAGATGAGTACGA